CCTCTTCATTGAACTCGGATACAACCTCGAGTAGGCGGCCACCTACCGAAAAACCGCTCAGCGTACCGTCGGCGATGAACTGGCGAATCTCTACGGCCAGCTTCGAAATGAAGACCTTGATCTTCACACCCCAGCCACCACGCTCATTCTGTTCAACGTTCGCCTCTACAACGCGACCGACAGGAACGCCGTAGTCATGGTTGTAGAAAACGGTCGGGGAGAGCATCAAGCCCTTGGCCATACCTTCCATGGCGCTACGATCAAACACGTCAAACTCGAAATCGATGTCGTCTGACGTGGCCCAGGCGTCGACGAAGAAATCTTCGGCGTTGACGTCCATTTCCTTGCGGACGAACTGGAATCCAACGCGCGCTTTGTATGAGGAAAATTGTCCCGTAGCTTCCATATCAGCTCCAGTTATTCCAAGACAACGTGTGTCTCAGCGACGACGTCAGACAAGTTACTATCCGCACGGCGCCAACGGACCAGCGCCGCCCCATCATCCAATAGACTCTTGTTCGTGACGCGAACCACCTCGTCATGGCCAGTCTTCTGCGCTCGCGGAAGATGCTTTAGTACGGGTGTGGTTGAACGAGACAAGAGATTCTCCATCTGGCGGCGACGTTCCATCGCCTTTATGTCCTGAAGCGATCCATCGAGATAGATGCAGTCTTCAACGTAGAAAACGGCTACGCCGTCCTTAACGGTACCGTTCAAGATACCGCGGATAGATTCCGCCCCTTCGCTTTTCTCAAAACGATTAGTGACGTTCCCCGTCAAGATGACTCGACGAGCCCCGCCAAACTCCATCACTTTCAAGGAGTCGTGGATACGCTTGAATACACGCGTGACGTCTTTACCACGTAGGTAAAGATGGATAATCGGTTCAGCTGACGTTGTCTCGACGTGAGCTTCCAATTCGTCACCGGGGAACCACGACGTAATGAGCACGCTCTCGTTTTTAGTTGCCCACGTCTTCCACGCCTTTTCCGCGGATAACGCACGAGTAACCGAGCAAGGCACGGATACCGGGGCTTCGAAGGTAACGCTCAATTCCTCAGCTGTAGACGGCGCTGCCGTCGGCGTGAAAGCCCTGGAGGGAGCCGCTGGCTTACCATGACGCTTCTCTGTCGTCTTTTGCTGTGACTGTTGGGTCGTGCTTGACGAATTCAATAACTCGTTGAATATCTCCGTCAAGTTGGGGACGTCTTGGTAATCACCTTCATTTACTGAATGAATATGACAATCAGATTCAGCCAATGACCATTCGACTACTGGATGCAGGTGACCGTTATTAAACGTTGTGACACCATTCCCTTTTGCTGAGTCAAGAATGATGACGTTGTGTGAATGACCTTCCTCAACGTTCGCCTTTGCTACAGTCAGGGAAGAACTACTAGAAAAAGAACTGAACAGCGCATCGCTAAACAGCGAATCCATTACTGAATCCGTTTGAGCTGTTGTAATTTTGAATGGAATGTTTAACTTGTGAACGTGAGAACTTGAACTCAGTACCCTACCGCCGCGAACCATGTGATAGTGGCCCTCAATCGGGTCCGTAAAACCGTTACCGTTACGGTTTAACATTGCGGTATGATTGTGCTTTTCTTCTTTTTCAGTTGTTAACTCGAAATCAGCTATGTCGGCTGACTTCTTGTCTAAAACGTCATTGACGTGATGAATAATTGAACGTTCATCAAGCACTGCCAATACTTCGGCGTGATACCAAGACAAAAACTCCTCGTCTACATCACCGAGTATCCCATGCAAGCTGTCATGCAAGGACCAAAGCGCGCCGTCGGGGAGTGTTTGTAATCTAGAAAGTGTCAGAAACGTCATGGAGAAGTATCACCTTTGGAGGGATTCTTCTACGACGTCCTGTATCTGTCAAGAGGAAGGTTAGCGAACGTCTAATCCGAAAATCCCGAGATCCTTGACGACCGACGACATGTAACGTTTCATCATGCTCGCTGCAACAACGTTATCTTGTACTTCGTCTTCCACCTCTGAGGACGGACCGCCACCCTCTTCATCGTCATCTTCTTCAAGATCCCCGGGTAGACCCACGTCTTCCGGTTCCACGCGCAGCTTGAGGATTCCCAGGGTAATGAACAGCGGCAATTCAGCCCACGCACCCTCCCACAGCGGAAGGTCAAATCCCTGACCATTGAGGTAACGACGGATGTCATTCGGGCTAAAGGCACCACCCTGGATGTAGCGGCTGATCAGCTGTGACTGCTCGATCTCGTCGGCTGCGGGCGGACGAATCATCTTGAACTGCAGGATGATGTCTTCCTGCTTGATGCCGTGAGACGTCAGGACGTCGTAGATGATGCTGTTGTTGATGACGTACTCAAGCTCTTCCGTCTCGGGCTTGAAAGCCTGCTCGATCGTGATGTGCCGTGAAACACTCGCGGACGCGCGGTTGGTACCTTCTGTCGAACCGTAGAAGAGCGCGGCCAGGCCGAACGCCTCACGAATCTCTTCGTTATTGGCGTCACGGTACTTCTGGAAGGTGGCGTCTTCACCGCTCGCGATGGTTAACGGAATCACCTTGATTTCAGGAGAGACGGACGCGGCCGGTCCAGCTTTCTGGACGGACAGTACCATGACACGATTACTTCGCATGTCATCGGTGTTGCGAGCCCCAGCGTTCAGGAACTTGTGGATCGACTTCTCGGATTCCGACGTCAGCGTACCACCGCTGACCGTGATGATTGCGCGAGGCATCGCGTCGGTGATTTGCGTGTTGCGGTTGCGAAGAGCTGCGTACCAATTACCGCTCACAGCCATCGCGGCGGACGCGTGCGGGGGCGCCCCAACCTTCTCGAGATCCGAGCTGTACTCGATGAAGGTGTACAACTCGGTGGCGCGAAGCTTGATCTCCAACGCCCCGCCCGTCGTACCGTCATGAAGCTGCCCGGTCTCCGAATTCACAACCAGCTTGTCCCCGAACTCCTTGAAGTACTTCTTACGACCAGCGCCGGTTGAGGAGCCGACGGTATCGCCACCGGAACTATCCTTCTTCTGAATCCAGCTGGGGGTGTCCTGCTTGAGCGGGTAGATGTCCTTCGACTGGGCGTGGTAGATGCCATCGATGTCGCCGCTTGGGTCTCGCGTGACCTCAATATGACCCTTGCCGGTAGCTTTTCGGTCATACCAGCAACGATAGAGCAGCGTGCTCAACGGCCATTTGGGATTTGGGCGACGGAGCAACGGTTCGATCAACACCCGCTGTTCTTCGTACTTCTCTTGTTCCTCCGGCAAGATGTTGGCTTCGTTGATGGTGGGACTCAACATCCAGCGGAGCCCGGCGACGTTCTGCGCGACGATGCGACAGCTCGTCCGTACACGCGTGTTCATTTCCGGGGTCTTGGCCCAATAGGCAGGATCATAATCGGGGTAGAGAATCTCCTCGAAGATGGCCTTGCCTAATCGGGTTTTGATGTCCGTATCGGAAAGCTGCTGGGAACGCGCCGAGCCGTCGGGGAACATCATCTGCTTGATGGCGAGCGAGCCATCGGCTTGGTCAAACAAACCGAAAAAACCTACGTCCAAATCAGCCGTGCTGGCCGGTATCTTGGCGTCCGCGGGGCCGCCTATGACATGAGTTGAACTTGGTTCATCGTTTCCGAGTTTTGGCATTGCGTCATCCTAAGCGCTTGAAGCACCCGGCTTTATCGGGCGTGTCAGATAAGTTCACGGAGCACCCAGTTTCCAGGCAGAGGTTACCATTGCGATTGGCGCACTCACCACACCTTTCTTCCTCGTACTCCGCTACGCTCGCTAACGCGGTCATGTCCATGCACCAATACGCGACGCCTAGATCGACCGCAATCAGCACCCATCCATCACCGGCTATCCGGTTCAGCTCATTCGTCGACGATTCCAGATCTACGGACTTTTCGTCGTCGTCCATGACGTTGGCTGCCGTCGTCATGTATACGAAGTTCGGCAGCTGAGTTGTTTCAGCCGCCTCTTCTTCTTGATAGTCGTCAGCTACCAATGATTCGCTTTTCGATCTGGGCGACGTTCTGGATCATGGTGTCCGCGTCGTTCCCCGGGGGCGACATGATCATGACGAACTTCTTGATCAGACCGCAAATCATGATGCCGTCTCGCTTGGTCAAAGGTTTGTTGGCGACCTCTTCGGGAATTTTGACTCCGGTGGGCAGTGTCATATCAGAATCTCCTTCGTGAGTTCGTGCCAAGGCGTACTTGTTGGTTTGCCGGCACGGCGAATCTTCATTCGCTTTTCGTGAATCAATGCCAGTTCTACCTGGCGGTTCCAGAACCCCTGGAAAGTAACATCTTTCTTCAGGAATCGTGGGAAAAGTACCGCGAACAGCAGGCGAGCCGTATCTTTGGTGTCCTGGAGTGCGCGGTGATTGGGGCTGTCTTCGTCGAATATACCAAGCTGTTTGAGGACATTCACCTGACCATAACCACGAGGCAAGTTGATCAAAATGTTCCGAGCCAACACCAGCGCGTCGACCCCGAAAAACGCTCCCCACGGCTTCTCTAGCCGCTTGGCTTCGTTGAAGAGAATGAAGTGGTCGTAGGACATGTTGTAGGCCACGAGCGTATGGCCGCGGAAGCGTCGCACGATTTCGTTGTAGATCTCTTCGTCGAAAACGGGAGCGTCCTTGACCATCTTGTCGGTGATCTTGTGAGCCTTCTGGGCGCCAGCTGGAATGGGCATCTGGGGATTTATGAGCGTCGACCACTCACTCGTCTGCACGCCGTCCCGATCGCACTGAATGATGGCGATCTCAACGAGCCTGGAGTCCCGGTCGAGCCCCGTCGTCTCCGTGTCGTAAATCGCAAAGGGTCTGGAACGCCAATCAGCATTCGCGTCGATATTAGGCGGTAGCTCGTATTGCATGAACGATCCTTTTCAACTCTCGAACCAACGTCGAACCCGAGAAAACGTTTTTGCTGCCCGGCTCATCGACGGCGATTAGCTGAACCTTCAGTTGAAGATTATAACTTTCACCTGACAAGCCTCCGTCTAAAGGGGCCGAATCGAGACCCGCGGATTCTATCGCCGCCAACGTATGGGCCGTCGTCAGCAGATCTCGAACCGTACCGCCTTCTACTGTTCCGACAAATCGGAAGGTGTGGACGAAAGTTCCTCGGACTGATTCGGTTGGACTATCAAGGTTCCTCGTGCGTTTACGTTCCAACTTTTAGCCATCCCTTCGCGTACAGCTAGTTCAGCGGCAAATAGCTGACCGACTCGTTCGCTTTCCAATGACGAGCAAAAACGCTCTAGATCAGAAAGTGTGATTAATTGTAGCTCACCGCGCATTAGACCGAAGTCTTTATAGATAAAATGAACAACGACGGTGGCCACGGAATTCGCCTGTGAGCTAGACAGCTCCGGGAAATACTTGACGAGGACTGGGGTCAACGAGCTGCGGACTTCACCTTTTTTCTGCGAGGCGTTCGACAAGTCTAATGAAGAAACAATGTCGCTTACTTCTTTCATCAAACCTAACTTTAAATCTCCCATGCCGCACCACACACTTTCATATACATCTCGATGATCGACGGTGGTTTATTCAGTCCAATGATAAGTCTCTTAGACTCTTCAACCGTACGTTCGTAATCAACTACAGTTTCTTCATTCAAGATAGACGACAGTATTTTCAACTGCATAGCAATGTACTTATATTCAGCGGAACTACCACCGAAGTAAGTTTCAACTTCTTTATCTATTTTTAGGACGAAGTTGTCAGACGTGTACCCGCGGCGCTTGGAGTCGTTTTGGATACGCTCCAAAAAAACACGTAAGGAGACGTGCTCGTTACGCGCCGTAGATTCCAGATGTAGCTGTATTTGGTTGGCTGACGACGTTATTTTTTCACACCCAGTGCACGTGAAACTCGACCATCCCCGATCACACGCGATCTTCAAGCATCTCGAGTTGTATAGTTCGCAATTATAGTCACGAGTAACAACCGATTTTCGAGTCAGATCGCACGGGAATGGACCGAGCTTTTCAGTCACGGACGCCCCCAACCCTCTAGCTATTCGTCGTCTTGCTCGTTGATGGCGGCGATCATGTCCTGAACCATAGGGAGTTGCAGGGCGCTCTTGAACGCCTCCGGCGCCATCTCCAACATTCGCTGGATACGGTGGAGAACCATGTCGTGGAATAGTGCTGGATCCTCCTCGGCCATGACGCGCTCGCGGTGGGGAACGTCGCCGAGCAACCGCTTGAGCAGCAAGTCACGAACCTCGTGCACGTCCATCAAACGCTCGATGTCTTCGTCGGTAAGACGAATCTCGGCTGGCTGCTGAGCCGTCTTACCCACGGCGATGGCGACCTCGAGAACTGCCTCGGCTGAGTAGTGAGCTTTTTCCTTGTGCTTGACGAAAGACCACGCACTCGTTGGACGCTGGATGAATTTTTTCTGCACTTCAATCCTCCTGTGGGGCTCCCACAATCGAAATTACCAAATTTTCTTCTTCTTCGGAAAAGTTTGCACTGTGCAAACTTTTTTCGGCTTCTTGCGGTGTTTTGGGGGTCTTGACCGGCTTGATGAACACGTCGTCGTCACTTGGCATGAAGCGATCAAACATGTCGTCGCCGAACGCTTCTTCGAAATCAACGTCATCGTACCCGGGCTCAGTCGTTGCTTTGGCGGCTACGGCTACCTCATCGTCGTTGTTGTCCTCATCCTCTTCATCGCTTTCAGGAACGGCTGTACGCGGCGGTGGGATGATGTCGCCCTCCGGATCCCAATCTTGTTCGTCATCCCATGATAGACGATCGCTCTTGTCCTTCTTATCCTTCTTGGGCGCCTCGATAACCAAACCGCCGGCACCTTCTATGGCTGGTGGGGACTGGTCGACGGTGGCGACGATCGTGGCGCCTTCGATCATCAAGTCGGCTTCTGGAATTTCGACCTCGAACGTAAACGGCGCAAGGCCGTACCCGTCCGCTGATAGAGCTTTCCAGTTTCGAGTCAGATGTCCGTCTACGGTTGTTGCTTCAGGATCTGTACTCGCTTCACCGTACGGTTGGCCGTTATCGTCGACCGTTACGAGGGCCTGAAACCGAAAAACGAGATTTTTGGACGAGCCAGAAGGCATAACCTAAACCACCTAGATTGAAGGACAAATGCATCACCGCACTCTTCCACCACCCTAGGTATAGTAGCGACGCCGAGAGAGCCAAACCAAAAACGAAGAAGAAAAGTGGACGGCCGAACTGACGAAAGTGCCTCCACGAAAAAACGAGAGAGCTGAAAAGGGCAGCTGGCCACGCCAAAAACGTCGGTAGTAAAAGCAACCACGAGCGATACGCAACTTCTTCCCATACCGACAGGAAAGCCACGATAGCCATGTCGAAAAGCGCAACAAATCCGACGTCGTAGCCAATCTCCATGTACTCGTCGATGATTTTTCCCCTCGATGACTTGTAGAGCAGGCGGTCGTTGATAGTTACGACGAGACGAAACAGGAGCCCGATAGCAATCGCGAGTGCTAGCTTGATAAGAATCAACGTCATGGGACGATCCTACCAAACGAGCAACGTTTGTCAAGGTTTGTTTTGCAGCTAGCTAACTACATAACGTAAAAACGTCTTGCGCACACACGTGTAACAGGCATACTTAGGGCATGGTTGCGAACAGCGCAGTTGTAGTTTCCAAGAAGCAGTCGCTCCGTCTCGCCAAGACGAGCGCGGTTGAAGATCGTCGCGAAACCGTCAAGCTATTAGTCCTAACCGGCAAGCACCCACCGAACAAAATAGCCCGGCAGTTCAAGGTTTCGTTGCAAACCATCTACAACGACATGGCCGTTATCCGGGACCGTACGAGAGATTCTCTCCAGGCCGGAACGGGCGGTACACGCGCGGAACAGGTACTATTTGACGCCCTGGCCAGCACGGACGAACGAATCCGTCGACTCTGGAGCCAACTGCGGGACAACGCAGGGGAAAAACAAGCCATCATGGAGGGGATTCGAGCGGGGTTTGGGGATGAGCGTCCTAGCGTAAATGCCGACTACGCTAAAGCGATCCTGATCTACGATAAGAGTGAGCGCGACACCATGAAGCAAATCCGTGCCGAAGAAGACCATCAAGCGAAGTTGTTGCAGCGGTTCGGTGTGGTTCAGTCGAAAACAAAAATCGACCAAAAGGTGACCTTACAGGACAACACCTCTATGATAGATGCGATGGCTAACGTCATTAATGAATCTATCACCGACCCGAAACAATGTGAGCGCATCAAGAATGCCATCTTCAGACAACTTCAATAATCAACTTCGGCTCCTAGATAAAACTCAACTACGACAACTACATGACCGCTTAATTACGGCGAAGGGTGGTCATACTGAGTGGGAGTTTGACCCAGCAGAACCCCTTCAATTTATTAACAGTCGCGATTACTGCAATCTCAAACGAGAGTGCGCGACAGTTATTAAACGAGAGTTCTGTAAGTTATTCGAAGGTGAACCGCTGCACTGGGACCATAACTTAGCAATCATCGTCGGCGCCATCGGGCTCGGCAAATCTTACCTCCTCAGTTTAATCATGGCTTACGTAGCTCACTGCCTCTTGTGTCTACGCAATCCACCGGAATACTTCACCAGCCGCGGCCACGAAATCTCACCAGGTTCCAAGCTTTCAATCATCAACGCCTCGATCTCAAAAGAGAACGCGAAGAAGGTTGTGTTCAGCGAGGTTCAGAACAAGATCGTCAACAACCCTTGGTTCATGCGGAACTACCCGCCCAACGACCGGGTAACCAGCGAACTGATCTTCGATACGGTCCCGCGTACCAATAAGGAACGTCTGTCCGATCTCGAGCACGGTGTCATCCACAAAAACGTCTGCATTACCCCCGGCGGGTCGAGCATGGGCTCGATGGTCGGTTACTCGGTTTTCTGCGGCATCATGGACGAGGCGACGCTGTTCCAGTCTCGACGAGGCGACGACCTTGCTGATTTGGTCTACTCCGCCATGGATCGACGTATCTATTCACGATTCGGCGCCAACATGGGCATGCGCGTCATCGCTGGTTCACCGCTATACGTCGGTGACTTCCTGGAACGCAAGGAAGCTGAAGTCCGTACGACCGAACTGAAAAACATCCACGCTCACGTGATTCGACGTCCCATCTGGGATCGAAAACTCCCGCAATGGTTCGCTCAAGGCAAACCCGTTTTCCACGTCAACATCGAAACGGCAGAGCTGATCAAAACCCCAGACACCTACGAACCGCCAAACTCAAAATGGTTGAAGATTCCGATGGAGTACTGGGACGTCTTCAAGAGCAATCCTGAAGGATCGCTTCGAGATTTGGCTGCGCGACCGTCCGCCGCAATCGTTCGCTTCTTCGAGAACATCAAAATCGTGGGCGAACTCGTCAACGGAGACAGACAAGACCCCATCATCTTCAATCCAGAAGCCCAATCCTGGGAGCTGGCGGAGTGGTTTAGACCCAAGGACCCGGACAAGTGGTACGCCATGCACTTCGACGTCGCACTAGGCGGTAAGCAGTTCCGACGTGTCGACACGGTAGAGATCGGAACCACGCGCGATAGACAGCATGACGCATGCGGTATGGCGATGGGCCACGTCGAGCGCTACAACGAAAAGGGAAAGCCTGAAATCGTCATCGACATGATGCACTGTCTGAAGGGTCAGATGGAACGAACGGGCCCGGGTGGCAAGTATGAGCGGGGTGCCATCCGGATGGAAGAGTTGATCGGGTGGGTAGACGCGCTGGCTCGCCGCGGATTCCAGATTGCCGTCGTTACCATGGACGGATTCCAGAGCGCCTTCCTGATGCAGCAGCTCGAAGACCGCTTCTTCGCCGCGAAGTACCTATCCGTAGACCGGACCATCGGACCGTACATCGACTTCAAGGAGACGCTACTCGACGAGCGTCTTGACTACTATTACCACGAGCAGTTCATCAAAGAAGCTCAGCGACTCGAGAAGATTGCCGGCAAAAAGATCGACCACGCCCCCGGTTCCTCTAAAGACATCACGGACTCCGTAGCCGGCGTCGTTCACACGTTGTTGCAGATTGAGGGCAAGTCAGCCTCGCAAGCCGTAGACGTCAAGATCTACTAGTCGTCCGTTAAGGTCTGAGGCCTCATAGGGGGTGCTATGATTAGGACGATCGCAGACGTAAACACGCTCAGCTGAGGCAGCAAATCTGAACCATGCCGAACATCGATCTGTACAAGTTACGACTCGCGAAACTCGACGCAAAAACCCTTGAGGTCATGCGAACGTGTTCCCAAGAAGCTAAGCGGTGGACCAACCTCGACGTTGAACGTACGCTCTACGCGTTTGCGATGTGTCAGATTCCAAAAAGTTACTGGTACTACAAGATCAGTACTCTTCCGTGTGGTCGGAATCAATACGTAAAAGATATAGAACAGTACGTTGCACACCTACCTGAATTCATTAACAACGAACACGTTGGGTTATGGATTAGTGGCGACCCTGGTGTTGGGAAAACATTCTTAGCGTCGCACGTAGCTAAACAAGCCGTTCAACAAAACTTTTCAGTTTGGTTTTACAACAACCACAACTTCACAAACGATGTCATGCGAGCCATGCGAGACGAAGATGTTGAACGTCGCGTCGACAATATCATCAACAAAGCAGACGTCTTAATTATTGACAACGTTACCTATGGGTGGAGTGGAAAAATCTTCCCACTCATGTGCAACAAATTAGAGGCAATCCTGGAAAAAAGAAAAGGTCGTGGAGTTACTATCTTCACTTCGCTAAATCAAAAAGCAGCTGATGAGAATGATGCCGAAAAGGACCGACTGAAACGGTTGATGTCACTCACTCAAGAAATGATGCACGTTATTTCTATCGAGGGTGTTCAAGACATGCGTCAGCTAAAAGCGAAGAACCTTTTCAGGCAGATCGTCAATTCATGAGTACGCCAACGCCAGACGAAATTCTGATTGGCAGCGCACTAAAGAACGCGCCCATTCACGACTACCTCGATGAAGGCGGACTGCCGGCCGACGCTTTCGATGAACCGGTACCCCATCGAATCTGGGCCTTGTTTCGCGACTACTTCCACGAGCACGGCGACATTCCAGACATCGAACTCCTACAGGATCTGGCGACAAAGGAAGCGCCCGACCACGCCCAAGACATCACCGCGTACGCCAAGCGGGCCCGTAACGCCGTAGAAGATCGTCAGATCGACGGTACGAAAATCGACTACTACGTTCGTCGGCTTCTCGACACTCATTGCGACATCGACCTCAGACGCAAACTCGGTTCCGCTATCGACATCCTCAACCAAGAGGGGCCTGAAGCCGCTCTGGATTACCTGAACGGTGCCACGGCTCTTGAAACGACCGCGTTAGACACCATCCGAACAACCGACCTGATGGATGATTTCGAAGAACGGGAGCAAGACGTCATCGACCGCCGAGAGAATCCCCAGGAGAGCAAGGCTATCCCACTGGGGATCGCCCCCATCGATCGCGTACTGAACGGCGGGCTCCTGGGTGGCGAACTGATGGTGTTCGCCGCTATCCCGAGCGGCGGTAAATCCGTTAGTTTGATGGACGTGGCCGTTTCGTCCGCGGAACAGGGTCGAAAGGTCCACTTCTTCACCATCGAAATGGGCCTGGTTCAAACGGCATTCCGCGGTTACTCAAGAATGTCAGGCGTGTCTACGAAGCGATTCCGAAACGCCGAAAACATCACCGACGAAGATCTGAAAATCTGGCGCTCTTCCGTCGAAAAACTCCGGCAAGTGGCTGGTGCCGGCGTCAAGATCACGTCCATTCCAGAAAACGCTTCAGCCCGTTACATGCGTGCGGAACTTTCGCGACTCGAACGGAAAGAAGGATGGAAGCCTGATTTGATTCTGGTGGACTACGCTGGAATCATGAGGCCGTCAGACGACGGTCAGTATAAGCACGAATCGGACTGGGCTTTCGTGGGTCAGAACGTCAAGGATCTCAAAACGTGGGCTATCAGCGCGGACATTCCGGTCGTCTCTGCTGTTCAGCTTCTTCCAGACGCCATCGGGAAGGACTCGCTGACGTTCAAGGATCTAGGCCTGTCAAAGATTCTCATCGCCGCTCACTGTGACGTGATCGCCGCGTTCATCCCGCTTTCACCGGAAGAACTCGAGTTCGTTGAGATACTTACTCTACGACTGCAGTGGCTGAAGGCTCGTGAGGGAACAGAAGACGAGAACGGCAAGCCGGTGTTGTTTACGGATTTGACACCGAACTTCAGTGAAATCAGAATTCACGCGCAGTCAGGCGCGGTTCAGTAATCGAGGGAGACCATGAGCTTATCGCCAATTTTTCGATGGGTGGGTGGTAAACGTCAGTTGTTGCGGCAGCTGGATTCGTTTTTACCTGACGACTACAACATCTACTACGAGCCCTTCTTCGGGGGCGGTGCGCTGTTTCTGCACCTTGAACCACGCAAGTCCATCATCAACGACACGAACCGTGCGCTCATGAACGCGTACCGCCAGATCTCGCAAGACCCGGCTCGCGTGCTACCCGTCGTAGTTAAGATGTTGGAAAGCTTCTCCAGTGATCAGTACTACGAAGCCCGGCAACGCTACAACGATTTGCGCGGCGCAATTTTGGGAAAGTTCCCCACCGACAGTGACGATGCCGTTGAACTCGCCTCGTTGTTTACGTACCTGAATAGGACAAACTTCAACGGCCTGTGGCGAGAAAACAAGAGCGGTGAATACAACGCTCCAATCGGAAAGTTCGCTAAGTCTCCAACCGTCAACGTCGACAACGCAATTGACGTATCAAGGTCTCTCAACGGAACGATTATGATGTCTGGAGATTTTGAAGAAACGACAAGAGAGGCTTCTGCGGGAGACCTCGTTTATTTCGACCCGCCCTACGACAAGGAAAACAACGGTTCGTTTGACGCGTTCGTCGCTGGCGGCTTCTCCTCCGGGGAGCAGCACCGGTTGTCCTTGGTGGCGCACGACTTGGCCGACAAAGGCGTGTATGTTATTTTATCGAACAGTGACACCCCGCTGATTCGGTCACTTTATGACGACATGTTCATTCACGTTGTGCACGAACGTCGTTCAATCAACTCGGACACGGAGAAGAGAGCTGGCGTAGGAACACTCATCGTCACTAACTTCTTGAACTAAAATGGTTATATTCCCAACCAACCACGACTGCTTAGCTAAAAGTACGATTTTGGAATCGTACGATCTGGGCGCCCACACGAAGAAGCGAATAAGGATTTGCCGGGTATGTAGTCGTTTGTTTTCAACGATTGAAACGTTCAAGGGGATGTCGATAGTTTCAGACAACGATACGCAGATCGTCGTCAAGATCGACAAAATCATTCTTACCGTTTGCGACGCTTGTGGAATAAACAGAAACGATTTACTTGGTAAAAAACGCAACCAACCGCTAGCAGTCATTCGTCAGATAGCGATGTATCTGTGTCATGAAAGTGGATACAACTACGCGGAGATAGGTGAGGTATTTGACCGTCACTATTCAACCGTTATTGGTGGATGTAAGAGTATAGGAGAAAGAAAAGAAACGAACCAAGACATCAAACGATTCTTGTTGCTCGTTAAGTTTCACCACGACGTAGACGACGAACGCCGAATGACTGAAGACGAATAGCTACGTCAACTACACCGTCCTAAAGGACGGTGCTTGTAAGTAGCCTCAAGCGATAAACCAATCGGTAAAGTACCCTTGGTTATCTCGGCTCCTACGATTCGCTGGTTGACTTCAGCGAGTAAAGCTAGATTCTTGGCGGCGTTTACGTCAGCGTTTTCCGAATGACCACACTTACAACAAACAAATCCCGCTTGACTTCGTCTGTTGTTTTTATTGATATAACCGCAAGCTGAACAACATTGGCTGGTGTATTGCGGTTTTACAACCGCCACTGCAACACCGTTCAGTTTAGCTTTGTACTCAATAAATTGTCTTAGCTGACTAAACGCCCAACCACTTAATCGACTTCGCTGAGATTTCCGTGCCCTTATCCCCAAACGAATACCCGCTAAATCTTCAACGGCTATGCCTTGGTTCGTGCGTTTAGCTTTCTCAATGAAATATTTCGAAATACAGTGGTTTACGTCTCGTTTGAAATTCGATTCTCGCTTTCTTGTTGTTTGTAGGTGACGTTTTGCAGACTTGCTACCGCGAGATTGCAAGCCTTTCTTTAACTTTGCATTCTTGACGCGAACGGATTCGACCTTCTTGCCGGAAAACGATTTTCCGTCGCTGTCGGTGGCGATCTGAACGATTCCAAGATCTACGCCGATGAATCCGTCTGGATCTTGCATCGGTGCTTCTTCGGTTTCCACCGAAATCAGCAAGTAGAAAACACCTTCGCGAAGAACCAGATCGGCTTGGCCTTTTCGTTGATGCCAGCGTGATTTTTGGTGGTCGCCGTACAAGAAATCGATGATCTGTCTACCTTCAACCGTCCATAAGCTAACTCGATTTGGTCCTTTGAACGACATTACGCGTTGGTCATAAATAATCGCGCCGGTTGGTTTAAACGTTCGCTTGATTCGTTTAAATTCCGTACCGTCCTTCTTAGCTTTTGCGAACAACTTCTTTTCGGCGTTGTTAAACTTGTAAGAATCTACGACTTTACGAATCGCCAAGATGGTCATTTGCGCCGATAAACCGAACCGTTCTTTCACGTTGTAGTAGACAATTTTTTGCAGCTTGAATTTTGAAAAACAGTTCTCAGCTAAGGCGATTTCGGAGGTGTAGTCGCAAGCTCCGTTAAAAACTTTCATTATTTGCAAAAGAAGCTGGTGCTGTTCTTCCGTCGGTACCAGCTTCGTTTGAAGGATCATCTTCATAGTGAAAGCATAGCTCACAAAGGATTAGGTGCCAAGTGACTATTTATGACGCAATTCCTCCCCTCCCTAAAGGAAGGGGATTCCTTGCGTTGTTTTGTTGATCAGAAAGTCAGTGTCCTGATTAGCCCCGCGGGTCCACGGCGGCTTCACCTTGTTTTCTTTCGGGGAGTCGCCCGACGGGTTTCGACCACCCTTGTAGGGCTCTTCGCCCCTATCTTCCGGGCGCTTCCCTTTTTTCTTGCTTTTATCCTCGTTCGACATGCCGCCTCCAGTTACCCATGAGATTCCCAAGAATCATGTTAGTTAATCCATTTTTGTGATGCAATCGAATTCGGTACAGCGGTATCTTTGTTGAGTTGAACCGTGCAACTACGCACCACAAATTCTTTCAAGGAGACTAGATATGGGAACCCCACGCGAACAAGGTGATCTTCCTGTTGGTTACGTCGGCGCTTTCGGCGATACGATGCTTGTCGGCTCACCCCACCGGGGCATGGGCTGGTTCTATTTCAGCGGCGTCACCGTGGACAAGGAATATGTGACCATCGGCGGTCGCGTCTATCAGTTCACCGATGACGGCCTCGTGACCGTCGCGACGTACGTTGCGGTAGACATCAGTGCCGGTACCGGCGCCGCTCTCGGTAGCGCCGCCCTCGTCGCCGCCATCAATGGCGACACCTATGGCAACGTCGTTGCCAAGCTGATGACCGGCGACACCGTTGCCATCATCAGCGATGACCACGCCAATATGGCACTCGCCGAAGCCACCACCAACGTGAACATCAGCGCAGCCGTCATGACCAATGGCGCCACGGACACCCAGAAGGTGCTCGCGGAGGATCGTTACACCATGACCACGGAGGATCTCGCCGTCCTGGCCGTTCCCGGTGAGGTGATCATCGGAACCGGCGTCTTCGTCGGCACCCCGCACCTACGCAGCGTTGTCATCATGGACACCAATGGCGACGTGAAGCCCGTCACCTCCACCGACGTCGCATTCTACTGGGAACAGGTCAACGGCCACCTGTACCAGCTGGTCGCCACCGACGACAACACAGTCTTGGCCAACCTCGACACCATCGACTGGATCGGCATCGGCTAATCCCCTCGCTTCACCCTGACCGGACGGCCGAATTTTCGGCCGTCCGGTTTCAGGCCCATCCTTCAAACTTGATTGAATTCGCTCGAGACTACGAGCTACAGAAATCGGGCTCGTCTGCCGAGCAGACGATCGAATACTTGCTAGCTACCAGGAATGCGACAACTTCGAAAGTTCGAATGTCGCCGCTCGCCTCAACGATACGGGCGTGGTAGTAGTAAATACCGGCTTGATTCAAATCACCAGTCAACATCGTGTAGCTGATTTCACCGGGGTTCAACACGTCAACGGTTGCGGCCCACGTGTACTCCAACCCATCGGGCTTCTTTACGTAAAAGTCGGTACTCGTAGCCCCCGTCAAATCGATCAGGACGGAAGCCGTGATCTCATCCCCGGTGTCATCCAAATAAAAGACGTCAGACATGGCGGTGTACCGCAACCATAGCCCGAGAGACTATGGTGAAAATGGAGGGAACTAGATTGCCGAAAGTGCCGGGCATGACGCCCTCCTGGGTTGAATTATGAAATCACACCTTAACGCTTCGCTGCGGGCTTCGTGCTCACGACGTTGTCAGCGAGGCTCAGATACTGCGCCTTGGCGGCGGCTGGCTTCGCGGGTTCGTCCCCGCCGGGGGTGATCCCGCCGTCCCGTAGCAGCTGCCGTGCCGTCATCTTGCGCTGGTAGTCGTCCACGCTGCCCCAGTAAGCGCCGTCGGTGGTGTCCAGGGCTGCCCGCTGCGCGTCCGTGTGCCAGAGCCCCTGACCTTCCGGGTAGAGGGCGGCGTCGTATGTGGAGATAGCTACACCTGTTGGTAAGGTGATCACGTCACCCACTTGGCTTGATCGATGAACTACCATTACACGGCTCCTAGTCTTTTGATGATCGGGTGCTCACCCGACACGTCCGAAAAAGCAACCATGCCGCCCACGGCCATTGTGAGACAGACGTAGGTGCCCGTCGTCGTCGTGGAGCTGGACGACGACCCGATACCCGAGTCATCACCGATCCACATCGAGAA